TATCTCCAGACTCTTTGGGACTGGCGAGAAAGCTCCTGCCGGTAAGCCGTACTACAACCTTCAGCAGAAGCTGCAGGAAGTCCACGGCAAGCGTGTCCCTGAGAAGCCTTCAGAGACCTCTAGCTCTGGCGGTGTCCTGTCAAAGGCCAACATCGAGAATGATGCTGCCTACGCTGCAGGTATCGAGAACCGTCAACAGTACGCCCGCAAGACACACTCTGCAGCCCCTGAGGGTCCCGTGAAGGAACTGGTCCATAAGCTCTCGACCATGGGAGACGAAGACAAGCGGATGTCCCTCTACAACAAGGTCTATGCGAAAGCCTCGGAATCCGAGAAGAAGTTCATGGATGACAAGGTGGAGCACATGATCCACTACGGTAATGAGCATTGAAAGCAATTGACGCTCTGAACGTGTTCAACCTCTTTCGGGGGGTTGTCACGGTCTCAGAATTCACATCAAAAGAAAAGGCTGAAGCAGGTAAGGAGCTTCTCGCGCTGTATCCCAACTCAGCCTTATTCCCCAACTCGGATGCAACCATTGAAGCGTGCAAACGCGTCATAGCTGCAACCATCGCTGACCTGGAGGCCACGGATGGAAGAGAAGAAACACGCGCAAGCGCGGCCCCCACGGCAAAAGCACTCGCACCCAAATCAGAAAAAGCGAAACATCTTCGGGGAGCTAGCAAAGACGCCTGAAGGTCGGGCTCAGTTAGCTGAGTGGCGGGCTTTAGGTCGTGGCAAGTCTGGGCGTCCCCGTGGCGCTACTACCGGACACTCGGCATATACCCGAAACAAGATGATCGCGAAAGCGAACGAACTAGCGAAGGAGTTTCTCATGGAACTTGAAAAAGAAGGCTACGTGTTGCCCCCGGAAGGGTCGCTCGCTCGCGAAGCCATCGACACTGTAGCAACCCTCATGCGACGCAACGATTTGCCCAAGGACAAGCTGGCTGCTGCGAGCAAGATTCTTGAGTACACGTTGGCGAAGCCTGCACAAACCATTAACGCGAACGTCAAGCGTCCTGAGGACTTCCTGGACGAGATCGCAAAGGATATGTAACGCATGCAAAAAGAGGTCCGCAAGCGGCTGTATGAGGACTTCGAATTCTATGCGAAACATGCTCTGAAGATTCGGACCAAAGAGGGGACCATCGCGCCCCTCGTCCTCAACGACGCACAACAGATTTTCATGAAGACTGTCGTAAGGCAGCTTCAGACCACCGGCAAGGTCCGCGTGGTTGTCCTCAAGGGACGCCAGCAGGGCCTTTCTACCATCATTGAAGGCATTCTCTACTGGTGGACTTCACAACACAAGGCAACCAAGGCGCTCGTTATGACGCACTTGGGAGAGTCCACCAAAGCTCTGTTCGACATGACGAAGCGGTACCACGATCAGTGTCCAGAGATTCTCAAACCCCACACGAAGTACTCATCGCGCAAGGAACTGTCCTTCGACATCCTCGATAGCTCCTACATGGTTGCTACCGCTGGTGGCGATGGCGTTGGACGCGGTGAAACACTTCAGTGCGCACACCTCTCTGAGGCTGCGTTCTACCCCACTGCGACCGCACGGGAAAACATCAACGGTCTCATGCAGTCGATCCCGAATGCTCAGGGAACCTTCTGCTTCGTTGAGTCAACCGCCAATGGTATCGGCAATCCCTTTCACGACATCTGGACCAAAGCGGTCTCAGGTGAGAACGAATTCGAGGCTGTGTTCATCCCTTGGTTCGTCCAGAAGGAATACCGCATGCCGGTCGAAGGGAAGTTCGAAAGGACCCCCGAAGAAGACAAGCTGGTGAAGGACTACGGTCTGGATGACCAGCAACTGATGTTCCGTCGAAAGAAGATCGCTCTGAACGGGCTCGAGATGTTCCAACAGGAATATCCCTGCTTTGCCGACGAAGCCTTCCTGACCTCGGGTAGACCTGTGTTCAACCTGCAGCAGATGCAAGGTCTGCTCAAGGACGCTCCGGACATCAAAGAGCGCATGAACCTGATCACCGATGACTGGGAAAAGAATATCCGAGGGGACCTCTTGGTCTACCGAGACATTGATCCTGGTGAGACTTACTACATCGGTGCTGACGTTGCCATGGGCTTCAAGGGAGGCGATTGGTCAGTTGCACAGGTGCTTGATTCGAAGAAGCGGCAGGTTGCCCTTTATCGATCCCAGGTTCACCCAGACTACTTCGCTACCGTCCTGGAGAAGCTCGGATTCCTCTACAACACCGCAAAGATTGGCGTGGAAAACAACAACCACGGCATCTTGACTGCAACCCGCCTCGGCTCTGACCTAGCGTACCCGAATCTTTACTTTGAAACGCACGTCGATAAGCAAACCGAAGACGAAACAGTTGTCTTTGGATTCCGAACGACCGTGAAGACTAAACCTCTGGTGATCGACAAGCTTCGTGCTGCGTTCCGCGAGGGGGAGATCGAAGTGTACGACAAGACCACTCTCCGCGAGTGTATGTCCTATGTCGTCAAAGACGGAGGGAAGCTCGAGGCCGAATCTGGCTGCTTCGATGACTGTGTCATGTCTCTCGCGATAGCGAACTTCATACATGACGGACGTTACACGCCGGTCAACGTTACTGACGAATATTACATTGAGATGATTTAATTGAAACGACCTAATCCTTTGACGGGCTCCCCGTTTGTTAAGGGGGACGTCAGGGATGATGGTTACATCTTCACTCAGTATTGCACATCTAAGGTACGCCAAAGCGGTACCTTCGAAGAGATGTGGCTTACACCTGCAACGTACCTCCGCGACCGTATCCGCACCTGTGCAGCACATGCTAAGAAACGCGCCACAGAACAGGGCGTCCCTTTCGACGTAGACACTGCATACCTCCAATCCATATTCCCCGAAGACTCCCTCTGTCCAATCCTTGGGACTCCGATGACTTTCGGAGGCGGTTTCGAAGGGAGGGCTTCTAGTCCCTCGCTGGATCGCAGAGTCCCTTCCCTTGGTTATACACGCGGGAACCTTTGCTGGATCAGCAACAAGGCCAACGTGATCAAACAAGACGTAACCGACCCTGCGGTATTCATCGCGGTTGCTAAATACATGCAGGAACCCCTAAACAATGGCTAAGAAAGACAAGTTCCAGCCCGTCTCTGACGACGAGTTGAAGTCCTTGGTATCCACCGCTATCAACAGCGCCGCACTCTACTACGATTCAGAGCTTTCGTCAGAACGCCAGAATGTGCTCGAGTATTACCAAGGAGTAAAGCCGAAGCCCGCCCACAGCGGAAACTCGAAGTATGTCTCCATGGACGTCTTTGACGCCGTCGAGTCGCTAAAAGCAGTTCTGTTGGAAACGTTCAGTGCCGGTAATCGTATCGTATCGTTTGATCCGCAGACTGCAGATGACGTCGAGAACATGCGTATCGCTACAGAGTACGCCGACTATGTCGTCCACCGTCAGAACGACTCCTACAACATCTTCTCGCAACTGATCCACGATGGCCTTATCGCTCGCAGCGGTATCGTCAAGATTTGGTGGGAAGAGTGCATTGAGGAACAGGTAGAGGAGTTTAGCAACCTCTCGATGGACGAAGTGCAGATGCTCGCGTCGATGGATGACGTGAAGGAAGTCCGCATCGAGCAGGATGAAGACACAGGACTAGTGGAAGGTGAACTGACGCGCATGGTCGACAAGGGCCAAGTCCGGTACATTAACGTTCCCCCTGAAGAGTTCCTGATCACGTCTACCTCGGCCACGATTGACGCTGCCCCTTTGGTAGCCCATCGGACCCGCAAGACGAAATCCGAACTGATCGAAGAGGGTTACGACGAGAAGCTGGTCAAGGGCCTCCCCACAGACTCAGGTAACGAACTGGAACTGAACGGTGAGAAGCAGGCTCGGTTCCTCGACATTGGTGCCTCGACAATCGGCAATGATGACTCCCTCCAAGAGCAAACCTCGGGAATCCTGGTGTACGAAGCGTACCTTCGGATCGACATGGATGGCTCAGGTGTCGCCAAGTTGTGGAAGGTCATCTTCGCCAACGAGACGATCCTCGACAAGGAACAAGTAGATCGCAAGCCGTTCCTGCACTACACCCCGATCCCGACTCCTCACGCATTCTACGGTAGCAACTACGCAGCCCGTGT